GAGTTTCAAGAGAACTGGGACGAGCTTATACAAAGGGTAGAGAACGGGGAAATATTTGGTATAGTAAACGAAAACGGATCTAGTGCAGTGATGATGTCCACTGACGATGACCTTTATAAAATGTATACCGACCACAACGAAGCCTCCTAAGGGACTGTCGCCTAACGGTTAAGGCCCACTGCTTATAACGGTGTGACCTGGGTTCAACTCCCAGCAGTCCTACTTTGGGGGTTTAGCAATCTGGTGAATGCAGTAAACTCATAATTTACCTAAGGTGAGTTCGATCCTCACAACCCCTATCGGACAGTTTAATTGCTGTCCTCTTGACTCAAACAGTCAAAACCCTTATACTACTAAGGTCAACACGCAAGACAATGACAATCACTTCTAAGTTTAAAAAAGACATCACGACTCTTCGTTCTGCAGTGAATGGGGACTTCTACCTTGACGTAAAGAATCCGAAACTTTTCAAAAAGGTCCGCAAGTTTTATGAGAACGGCGGTGTTACTTTTTCTGGTGATCCTCTGGACGATTATGACATTCTCATTGATTGTCTGGCAGAAGATCTGGAACTTCAAGAGGTGGAGTGATGAAAATTCTCCTAGAGAAATTTCCCTATCGTTATGTTGAAAAGGGTGAACTCGAAAATGGGTTCCCCGACTACAGGATTCAAAAAGTAGATTCCTACACTGGAAAATACCAGGACATGTATCTTCTTGATAACCAAATGCAGTTGCTGACTGCGATGGAAGATTATGACTATACATGTTGGTTGGATCCTGCAGGTGTTCCTTGTTATCGTAAGGATCGCGTTACGTCAAATAAATAGGTTAGAATATTTTTTATCCTATCATGGCAACGAGAAAAACATCCTCTTCTGGTGCATACATGAGTCAGTATGATCAGGAAGTTGAAAAGAGACTTAAGGCTCTTGAGACCGAAGTTCTGTCACTTAAGGCACAACTTCAAGCAAAGGCTGAAGCACCAGCTGCTGCACCTACAGGTCTTGAGGGTAAGTTTGATGAACTCGTTAGAGTTTTGAAGATGAACGAGAGTCTCAATATCTCTAAGTTGTCGAAGGGTGTCCTTTGATGCAGTCGGTTAAAAAACCGTGGGGATACTACATTGATCTTGAAAGAACTTTCTTCCGAGTTGTGAAGAGAATCCATGTAAGTCCCAATCAAAAACTCTCTCTCCAGAAACATAAAAACAGAAGTGAATTCTGGTATGTACTTTCTGGGACAGGGAGAGTAACCCTTGATAACTATACTTTCCCCGCAAAATCTCAGAATCACTTTCATATCCCACCAGAGATGGTACATAGGGTTGAAGCTGGACCAGACGGAATTATGTTCTTAGAGGTTCAGGAAGGTGAGTGTGATGAGAGAGATATTATCAGAATAGAGGATGACTACGGTAGAGTCACGGACTGACTTTAAAAATGCCCTGGTCGGTAGAAGGTCCCCTTCTTCCCGCGTTTCTTAGTTCGTAAAACTAAGTGGTGGAGTCACTGGACCCAACTGAGTTTACTAATTCTCCAAAGATTAGTTGGTGCGGATGGAGGAAACTCCCGCCTGAGATTTAGTTATTACTCAGGGATAAAAATAACTTGGCGTGCATGGAGCCCATGAGGGAGGTCTTGACAAAGGCCTCCTTTTTTCATACAATACATATTATGTGGTATGATCTTTTGTAATGAAGATTGGATTTAATTGTAGTTCCTTTGACCTGTTTCATGCTGGTCATGTGACGATGTTGAAGATGGAGAAGGAGTTATGTGATTGGTTGATCGTAGCTCTTCAAGTTGATCCTACTATCGACAGACCAGGTATCAAGAACAAACCAACTCAAAGTGTGTACGAGAGATACGTACAGGTACAGGGTTGTAGATACGTCGATGAAATTCTGGTCTATGAGACGGAAGAAGATCTTCTGAATATGATCAA